TTATAGCCTTACCTAAATCCAATCTCGTGAGGTTATACCCTTACTTTGTGTACCACTTTGGTACTCATCTTGGGTCTATATCCTCTTGGGTTACAATGATAGATATCTCTTTGTAGCCCATATCAATCAATCTATCTCGGCAGCTTCGTGCTGCTTCTATTGTATCAAATAGAAATTCCTTTGCTTTTGCTTTTACCTTATAAGTCATAGTAATTTGTTGTGAATGGTTTGTAGCATCTCTTTGTGTTCTGGGTAATCCCCAAACTTTATATGGCAAGGGCGGCAGACCGCCATAAGGTTCTCAATAGTATCCTTTGACTTACTGCCTCCACTTTTTCTGTTTTCTATGTGGTGGATGTCTACGGCTCTTGCGCCACAGACCTCACACCCAATAAAGTCATCCAAGACATAACCGAAGTAGTCCATATATATCTTGGTGTGCTTTTTCATAGTTCTCCTACAATCGTGTAGTTGTTAATCATCTCTTGGATTTCATCCAATGGTCTATTCTCAAAGAAGTCGTGGTACTGTTGCAAAGCAAAGAATACCTTCTCCTCACCCTTGTTGTAGAACTCCTCACTTACCGAGTAGACACCTACATCACAAGAGAGTTTGTCTATTACCAGAAACTTAAACTTGGTGTAGTCTACATTGAATAGTCGGCAGTAGATATATACTTGTACATCGTAGGAGTATTTGTGTCTTGCAGAATACACAAAGTTGCGTAGGTCACTCGTAGTCTTCAGGTCTACGATAGTACCATCGTTCTTTAAGATGTCTGCCTTCCCTCTAAAGGGATAGCCCTCTATGTTGTCTACCGCAGGAATCTCAAATTGAGAGTCCCTTAATAGTTCAACTGCCTGTTCATTCTTGAAGAGGGCTTCAGCCATACGCTCTGCAAGTTGTCTCTCCTTCTTGGTGTATAGGATGTGCTTGGGATATTCAGCACTCATCTCTTTCCACTTCTTGGTAGTCTTGGTAGTGACATCAGCAAAGACAAGTTCATTTATCTTGTGAGGCTCTAATACCATCATATGGATTAGCCTACCATCTCGTAGTGCTTGAGAGTTGGTCTCCTCACCATACTGCATTAGGTTGTAGTAGGTTCTTGGAGAGTCCAGAATCTTCTTTAGGTTAGATGAACTGAAGGCTACCTTACCCAAGTAACCGTAGTAGAAGTCATCTCCTTCAGCTTGTTGAACAAGCCAATCTTGTGCGTGGGTTTCCCCATTGAGCATTGTGATTTGTTTTGACATAGGTGTTTATTTTATCGGGTTAACCCCATTCCTTGAATAAAGCGTTGACCCTTATCGTAGTCAATGCCCTTGATGAGTCGGTAGATAAAGGCAGATGCTCTACGGATAGATTCCATCTCCGCCTTACTTGTATCCGTTCCTGTATTTTGATACATCTGGGCATCTATGTGCAAGAGTTGGTCAATAGTCTCTTTGTCCGTTAGGGCTTCTTCAAATACTATTTGTGCCTTTAGTATGGCTTCAGTATGATTCATCATTGTTGTAGATTGATTTGTCTTGTAATTATATCATCATCCTCTTCCGAGCCACATTCACAAGCAGAGTGAGTCTGCTCACATTCTCGGCAGCAGTCACAATGCCATTCGTGGTCACTATACTCTCCGCATATATGACACCAACCTTCTTGTGACTCTTGGTGTCTTGCGAGTTCCCAATCCAAGTAATCCATTATACAGGCAGATTAAAAAGGTTCTCAATCAACTCGTACAACGCTATCATAGCAGTAATTCCGATTGCTACCAGAAGGTAAGCAGCACCTCCATAAACGAGGTTCTCTTTGAGGGTGTAAGTCTTCTTTGACATAATGTAAGGTGTTTTAGTTTATGCTAATATACACAAAATTATTAACACCAAACACTTTGCATTATTTTTTTTCTTTCCATTGAGTATAGCAAACTGCAAGGCGTTGTTCCTTATCTGGGAACTCACCCTTTAGTTCTCCCATACATCTGCTGATGAACTCTTGTTGTGATTCATCTCCTTTAGGACTCGGTATCGGCATCTTCGTTAAGTTTTATTGCTGCATAGATTGGAAGGAAAGCCACCTCTTTTACTATTCTCCTATTGTCATAGAAGTCTGTAGTTTTTGGTAACCCTCCTTTCATCTCCCATTGCAAATCATTAAATTCATCAAGTGCAAAGGCATATATCCCCTGCGGTGTTGAGTTAATATAAAAGGGGCGAGTGCCGTTTTCCTCTGCTCGTTTAAGAAGAGCATCGTACTTATCCTTCTCAATTAACAATTCATCATAGTGAGTTCTACGACACTTGAGTTCTATGTCTAACTTCCACTTGGAAGAAAAACAATCAAAGCGAGAGTACTGACTTTCACTTTTCTCAAGGTCTGGCATAAAGCATATCTTGAGTATATTAAATAAATCAATCTCCTTCATACTCGTTGTATACCAACTCCAAATCCCCAATGTGTCGCTTCCACTCCTTTGGGTTACAAGTGCAAGGCACATAGTATTTGTGTTGGAAGATTCGTGCGTGAATACGAGATAGTTCCTCGTGGTAGATAGGTCGTAGTTCACGACCATTAAACTCCTGAAAGAACCCTTTCAAGAAGTTGTATTCACTCTCCTCAAGACACAACGGTTGAGTCTTCTTTGGGAACAACTTATTGAGCTTCTCCTTACGAGCATCACACCCACAATCAATACCTGTGAGTTCAGCAAAGGTGTCTACTACTTTCTTGATTCCTGTAGCCTTTGTGATTTTCTCAATGTCATCTCCTAAACCTTTAGATGCGCTCGGCTTCGCCATTTTGGAAGTCTTCGTAGTCTTCCCCGATTTCTTCTCGGACATATTCTTTGGATTTTTTTAGTGTATCAAATATGGAGAACAGACTGATGCCTGTCTCTTTTTCTATATCCCTCATTGACATATCGGTGGTGTGGTAGATTTCAAACATCTTTTGGTCATACCAATGTTGGTCTTCCATCACTTGCCATACCTTGTCAATAAGGCGTTCAAACCCTTCGGCTTGTTCTATATCAAATAATTCTTCTTCTTGGTCGTACTCTACCATATCCCCCGTGAAGACAAGGAACTCTTTCTTCTTTTGGGCTTGGCGTACCATATTGCGAATAGTGACCCATACAAACAACTTGTTGGGTTCACCCTTGTACATTATGCGCTCTGGGTCTTCTATGTACCTGTTCAAGCGGATGTACATCTCTTGCACAACATCTTCAGCGTAGTCTCCTGCGCCAAAACTATGTGCCATCTTCAGCCACTCCTTATGCTTGGTTGCTAAAAGATTAAGTACGGTCATTGCCTTCAGTTACCCAAGTCAATACAAAAGCAAAAACCCCAAAGCACAACTGCAAGGAGTGGTACTTGGGGTCTTCATAATCATCATTCATCTCGGAGTTCCAATAGTTAATACCTACCAGAAATCCTGCAAGGGGTGCTATGTCAAGTGCAAAGTTCATTTTGATGTAAGCGGTTTATTTCCTGTTCTTTAAGATACAACTTTTCACGAGTTTCTAACAACTCCTCCCTCAAGTTATTAACACGAACTATCAACATAGCATTTTCTCTTGCAAGGCTCTGCTCAAAAGTCTCATCTCCTCCTTGTAATCTCTTAACGATGTCACAGGCATCTTGGTAGAATCTTGGGTAGGCTCTATCGTATCGTAAGTTCGTGTCGTGCCACTTCGTTGCGTGGATAACCGTAGCGTGGTTCTTCTTGGTTACTCGTGCGATCTCTAATGTAGAGAACAAATCTCGTGCCGCAACCATAAACGCAAACCTTGCCATCACATTCTTATGTTGCCTTGATGGAGTGATGTGGTTGATTCTAATGTATTCGTTGTACTCTTCTTGTAATAGTAATTCGGTTGGTCTCATTTTAGATTTTCGTTAAGGTTATCTAATCTACTTTCGTATTGCTTAATTAGTTCAGCTTGTTTTCTAATGGTTAGTTTAAGGTCGCTATTCTTTGCTTCCGCATCCCATACCATATGTTGTACATCCTCTACCATTTCTATAGCAGTAGACATAGCCGTATAGATACTTAATAGGTCTATGAAGATGTCCATCTCGTATCCGTTGTTCGTGTCTTGTGGTTTTAGGGCGTGGGCGAT